TAAAATTAAATATAATCAAAAAACTTTATCTTATGTGATAGAGGATGCTTTGATTGAATACTTAAAAAAATAGTAATTTTAAAAAATATTTGTTAAGCACATCATAAATGGTGTGCTTTTTTTATTATAAATTTTATAATCTTTGCAAATTTTGCAACATTCACTCTTTAAAAAAGTTATAACAAGTATGGAAAGTAAAAAAGTTTAAAAGGAGTAGTAAAAATGGCAAGAATAAAGCCACCATTTGCATATTTTGGGAGCAAAGGAAGATTTTTTAAAGAGATAAAGCTAATATTTGAAGAAAATTATAGAAAGAATTTTATTGACTTATTTGCAGGGTCTATGGAAATTCCAATAAATTTTAAAAATGAATTTAAGGAATTAGATGTACTAGCAAATGTAAAAGATGAAAAAATTGAATGTTTTTTATCTGGAAATGTTGTTGATACATATAAGAAAGGACTTGAATATATAAAATGTGATTTAAAAATAAATGCTAGAAACTTGTATGAAAATGACAGAGCAGCATTTGAAGAAGTAAATAAGAGATTTAAAAATATATTTTCTGAATGTTGCCCTTGTTGTGGTAAGAAGCTAAGTACAAGAGAAAAGCATGAAGTTTTTAACGAAAATGAAAAAAGAATTTTAAGAAGCCTCATGGGCTTTGGAGGAAATGGAACAACATTAACAAATGCTTTTTATTCAGAAGAAAAAATAAAGAAGTTAGAACTTTATATAGAAACATTAAAAACTATAAAAGTAACAACTGATTTATTTGATGAAAGTTGGGAGTTTAAAGACAGTTTTATTTTTTTAGATCCTCCATATATAAGAAAAACAAATGTAGGAGAGGAAGGCTTCATAGGCTATAACTATGCTGATGATAAAGGTGTGGACTGGACAATAAAAGATGATGCAAGACTTATAGAATTTATTAAAAGAAATCAAAATAAAAACAATGTATTTCTTGTGTTTGGAAGTGTAGATAATAATCTATCAAAGTTATTAAAAGAAAATTTTGAATGTAAATTTATTATAAAAGAATATAAAAAGCAAATGTTTGGGAAATTAGCAGATAAAGCTGAATATTTTTGCTTAATAAAATAAAAATATGGAGGTGTCTTTATGAAGTTAGAGCTCGTACAGGCTAAAAGAATGTATGCAGATAATAAAAGTATTGATGAAATAGCTAGTGCTTTAAATAAAAGTAAAGGCACTGTTTACAGGTGGATAAAAGAAAATAAAGAAGAGTTTGAAGAAGCAAGAAAGTTAAAAGAATTATCAGTTGATGATATGGGGGAAATTCTGGATGAAGCACATAAAAAAATGCTTTTAAAAATTATTGAAAATCCCGAAACATTAGTTGATCCAAAAGTTGCTGATTCTTTGATAAAAATTGCCAATGTCTTAGAAAAAATGGATAAAAGAAGAGAGCAAGAGAAAAAGGCTAATAAAAAAGAAGAAGATGGAGGAGTTGTATTTATAGATGACATCAAAGATGAAAAAGATAAGTGACATATTCCTACCACAATTCTATAAGTTATACAGAGCTTGGCAACAAGGGAACTATACAAGATATGTCTGTAAAGGTGGAAGAGGTTCAGCTAAATCAACACATATCGCTGAAATTTTAGTTCTTTCAATAATGAGAGATCCAGTAAATGCAGTAGTGCTTAGAAAAGTAGGGGAAACTTTAAAAAATAGTGTATATGACCAAATTAAATGGGCTATCAATGAACTAGGAGTTGAGGAATATTTTACTTTTAAAGTATCACCTATGGAAATAATATATACTCCAAGAGGCAATAAATTTATGTTTTTTGGAGTAGATAAACCTGAGAAAAGAAAATCATTTAAAACAGCTGATTTTCCAACTGCATATTTTTGGGTTGAAGAAGCTGCTGAATTTACAGAAGAGGATGAAATAGATATAGTTATAAAATCAATTCTAAGAGGTGTATTACCAGCTGGACTGAGGTACAAAGGATTCTTATCGTATAACCCACCTGAGAGAAAACAACATTGGATAAATAAAAAATATGACATTGTAGATAATAATACAAGTGCTTATGTACATCATTCTTATTATTATAATAATCCTTATTTATCTGAAGAGTTTTTGATAGAAGCTGAGGAAATGAAAAAAAATGACCCAGTTAGATATAGAAATGTTTACTTGGGAGAAGTTATAGGAAGCGGAATAGTACCATTTCCAAGACTAAAAATTGAAAAAATCTCTGATTCTTTTATCAAGACACTAGATACATTTAGAAATGGAATTGACTGGGGATATGCAACAGATCCCGTGGCATTTGTTAGATGGGGTTATGATAGAACAAGGCAAAGAATTTATGCAATAAGTGAATATTATGGAGTTCAAAAATCAAATAAAGAATTAGCAAAAGCAATTAAAAAGATGATTCCAAGAAATGAAATAGTAATTTGTGATAGTGCTGAACCAAAATCTGTTGCTGAATTAAGAAGCTATGGCATAAGAGCATATAGTGCTAAGAAGGGAAAAGGTAGTGTAGAAAGTGGTGAGAAGTGGTTAGCTGAAAATGAAATATATATAGATCCAGCTAGGACACCAAACATTGCAAGAGAATTTCAAGGAGCTGATTATGATATTGATAGATACGGGGAAACAATACCAAGACTTGTTGATAAAGATAATCATACGATAGATGCTACTCGTTATGCTTTTGAAAGTGATTTAAAAAAGAGAAGAAATTCACAAAATAAAAAATTAGTTCGACCAAGAGGAATTTAATATAAAAAATATCGTTCAATAGGCTTTCAAAAAAGATTTTAAATAAATTTAGGTATAAATTATTGAATGAAAGTTGAAAGGCTTTTAAAAAGGTTTTAAAGGGGTAAAAATGGGAGCAATGTATGAAGGCTATAAAAAGCTAAAAAACAGTGAAATATATAAGAACTATGAAAGAAATAAAAAGCTGTTTGACGGCAAGTCTTCAGAAGTTTTTTATAATGCAGTTCTTAGCAGAGTAAAACTTGAATACATGGGAGTAATTGATAGTAATAATAAATACTATGAATTTGTAAGAGAAGGAAATACTATTGTAAGAAGAGAAAAGTCTTTTAAAGACCTTATAGTAGGGAATAATATACTTGGTTCAATCACTAAGTTATATGCTGAATTTGCTTCTAATAGTGAACCGACTGTAAATTTAGAAGAAGAGAAAAAAAATATATTAGAAAAAATTGATTTACAAGATAAGACATCAGAAGCAGTAGCAATTCAAAGCTATGGAGGAAAATTTTTATTAAAAGGTTTCATAGTTGACGATAGTCTATATTTAGATATAGTTGCACCTCATCAGTATTTCATAGTACCTAGTATTTTAAGTGAAGAAATTATAGATAAATATGTAATTTTTACTGAAGAGAAAAGAACTTTAAAAGCTGAAATATATAGTGAGGGCTGTACGGAATATAGAATGTACAAAATAGAAGGTCAAAAATTTGAGGAAATAGACTATGAAGTTGATTTAACTCAATATGGAGCAACAAAAGATGGTAAAGGTTGGAAAAAAGTATATAAAGGTTGGCAAGTTGTAGAAGTACATAATCTTTTTAAAAGAAGTGATTATGTTGAAGATTTGGTTATTTTAAATAGAGAACTTGTGGTTGGAGATACTTTAACAAGCCAGGCATTTGATAAAGTTGCAAATCCATTGCTTCAAGTTCCAGAGGGAGCTTTGGAATATGATGAAGAGGGGAATTTAACTGTAAAAATAAATGATAGGGTCATAATAGTAGATCCTGAGGACAAGGATCTGAAACAAGTTGAATTAAAAACCAAGACTGAAGAATGGAAGACGCATAGAACTGGAATTATTGAGCAAATATATATAGCGACAGGAACAAATGAACAAGCATTTGGACTTAATAAAAATGGAACAGCTACATCAGGGGAAGCAAAAAGAAGAGATTTAGAAAGAATTATATCAACTGTTATAACTAAAAGGGATAGAGTATTTGCAGGTTTTGAAAAAATAATTAAATGGGGATATTCAGCAATTTATAATGGTGAATTAGATATCACAATAAGTGGTAAGGACATTTTAAGTCTTGGAGTTGGGGAAAAAATAATAATAGCAGCTCAAGGAATAACATCAGGAATTTTAAGTGTAGAAAGTGCAATTAAATATGTCAATATTGGTAATGTTGATATTGATGAAGAAATTGAAAGATTAAAAAGTGACTTAGCATATAAGACTAAGCTAATAGAAGCATTACAGACTTTATCTCAACTGGATACAGAAGAAAGAGTTGCTGGTCTCATAAAAAAACAAGCTGATGAATTGATGGAGGAGTTAGGTTTAAATGAATAAGAAAAAAAGCCTTTTTCCACATAGTGCTGAGAATACTTTACGAAGAGTGTTCAATCTAAATTCAAAGATAATTTTAAAAAAAATGAAAAAATCAACAATGGAAGATTTTTCAGATGTTGATTTTGATAATAAAGAAAAAAAGAAAATTATTGAAGATTTAAAGAATGTTGCTATTGCTACAAACAAAGAGGTTTTTAAGAGTTGGAGAACTTTAACTGACGAAGAATTAAAACAAACTGATTTAAAAGGTGCAAAATACTGGATTAGAGAGAACTATTTAAGAGTGCAGAATATGAAAGAAACTTTTAAAGATCAGTTAGGAAAAACAAGAGAAAAAGAAATACAAAATTTATTAAAAACTTTTGATAGTACCATTAATTTTAGGTTTGAAAAATTAAAAAATGGGAACATTTCAAATACTGATATTAATAAACTTATAAGTCAATTGAATGTTAATTATGCACCAAACAAAGAAATGAAAGCATTAATTGATCAGTTAAAAAGCAAAAAAAGTTTAGGTTCTAGTGATATTGACAAGCTACAAAAATGGGCTAATAGAAGAAATGAACTATGGGCAAGAAATGAAGCTGGTAACTTATATGCTAATCAACTTCAAGATTTATGGCTTGAAAATGGCATAGAAAAATATATTTGGAGAACTATGGAAGATAACTATGTAAGAATGGAACATGTTGAAAAAGACGGAAAAGTTTTTGGAATAGATGAGGATATTTTACCAGGTCAAGAGTTTGGGTGTAGATGTTGGGCAGAACCAGTAAAACAAGGAGGAAATAAAGAATGATAGAAAATGAACAAGAAGTAATTGACTATTTAAAAAAAGAAGAAAATAAGGACTTTTTAAGTAAGAATGGTTTTAGTAAAGTTGAAACTAAGGTTGAAACAAAAGAAGTAAAAACTCCACTTACTGAAGATGAAGTAAAAGCATTTGTAGAAGGAAACAAAGAATTAAAATCTAAATTATCTGAGGAAATGGTGAAAGGCTATTTAAAAGAAAAATTAGGTATGGATGTTAATGACGACACTTTAAAACAAGGTTTAGTTTTAGGTGGAACAGTAGAAAATATCAAAAAAATAGCAGTAGGGAAAATTTTATCTGGAGTTAAGTATGGAGATTTATTAATGTCAAAAATAGATTTTACAAAAATTGACTTTAAAGATGATAAAATTGAAGGTTTAGATGAGCAACTTACAAAACTTCAAGAAACATATAAAGATTTATTTAATCCAGGAGTACCAGGTGGGCAAACAACTCCACCAGGATTACCAAAGACACCTCCTTCAACAGAACTTGAAAAAATAAATCAAGAAATTGAAGAATTAAAGAAGAAGCCATCACAACAAAATAGAGCAAAAATAATGGTTTTAATAAGTAAAAAAGAAGAATTAGAAAAAAAATAGGAGGAACAAACAATGGCAGATATTATAACAATTGAAAGAATCGTAGGGAAAAAGGAAGATTTAACACCAGCTTTAGCTTATACAAATGCTAATAAAGCACCTTTGTATATTAATTTGGTGAATTTAGGAAACATTAATCCAACAACACAAGCGAAAACTTCTTGGGTTGACTACTCATCAGAAGGGACACAAACAGCTATAAAAATAAAAGTAACAGCAGCTGCAGCAACATCATTTATTGTTGAAGATGCCTCAATATTTACTGCTGGATGCTTAGCAGCAATAGGAGATGAGGTTGTACAAGTTACATCAATATCAGGGGATACTTTAACAGTAACAAGAGCACAGCTTGGGACAACAGCAGGAGCAACTTATGAAATTGGTGAGGAAGTATTCTTTATAAATGATAATTTGGTAGAAGGTGCAGATTTGCAAGGTGCTAATTATAAAGCAGGTGTAAACTATGATAATAATACACAAATTATAAGAGAAGAAATTTCTTTATCAGGAACTGCAACAGCAATAACTCTACCTTCAGGTGGAGGAACAGATGCTTATACATTTGAGCAAATAAGAAAAATGGATAAGGTAGTTGGAAAAATAGAAAAAGCAATAATTTCAGGAAAGAAATTTGAAAATGGTCAAAAAAGAGGAATGGACGGAGTTAGAAGTTTCTTAGCAAAAGGGCAAGTAGTTGATGCTTCAAACAATGAAATTTCATTAGAAATTATAGGCAATGCCTTAAAGAAAATTTTTAATGCTGGAGGGGATCTATCAGGTGGAAACTATGCTTTATATGTTCCAGGAGTGCAAAAGATGAAAATATCAAAATTACTAAAAGATTATATTAATTCTAATCCTCAAAATACTACATTAGGGGCTGTTGCAACTCATGTGGCTACTGACTTTGGAACATTACCAATAATAATCTCAAACAACCTTCGTTCAACTGAAATCTTAATTTTAAATCATGATGATATAACATTAAGACCATTACAAGGTAGAGATTTATTTCATGAGTATATGGGGAAAAGAGGAGACTCTACACAGGGTTTAATACTTTCTGAATTAACTATTGAAGTTAGAAATATCCATACAATGGGAATGATAACAGGGTTAAAAAAATAATAAAAGGACAATATCCCTGACAATGAGGTCAGGGATATTCCCAAAAGGGAGGAATAATGAAATTAAAACATAAAACATTTGACAAAGTGTCAGTATATTGCAATGGAGAAGTGTATAACTTTGTTAATGGAGAAATTGAAGTAGATGAAGCAATAGCAAAAGAATTATTAAAAAATCCAGCTATTGAAGAAATAAAAGAAGTGCAAGAAGAAAAAACTGGAAATATTGAAGAACAAAATCAAGAAAATGTTGAAGAACATGATGAAAAGAAAAAAGGAAGTAAAAAATGATAGGCTATGTTGAACTTGAAGAAGCTAAAAAGTTTTTAGAAGTTAGATATTCAAATATTAATGAAGAAAATCTAAAAAGAGCTTTGTATCAAGCATTTGACAAAATTGAAAATATTGGTGCTAGGGAAGGATATAAGACAGAAAAGAATTTTCCAAGAAAAAAGGATAAACCAAGAGTTTTAGAGCTTATAAAAAGGGCACAAATATTAGAAGCCTATGCAATTATGTCAGGTGGGAATGAGGATATAAAAAGGCTTGGGAAAGGGATAACAAGTAAGTCTATAAGTGATATGTCTGTGAGTTATGATAGAAGTCAAAAAATTGGAGATATAACATTTGCTTCTGTAGAGGCTGCAAGGATAATGAAAAGATTTTCAAGGAGAAGTTTTTAATGCAAGATATAGATAATGGTTATAAGAAAATTAAAGAAGAGTTAGAAAAATTAGATAAATTAAAACTAATTATCTATATTGATGATAAAGCAACATATCCTGGTGGAATTAAGGTAGATTTTATAGCAATGCTTATGGAGTATGGAAGTGATGACTTTGATGTACCTTTTCCAGCTCGTCCATTCTTTCGTTCAACTTTTGATGCTCACTATGATGATATTTCAAATCTTATGGAAAGATGCATAGATAAGATTGTAGATGGGAAGATGACAGCACATAAGGCTTTTGAGACTGTTGGAAAAGATGTAGTAAAAAAAGTTAGAGAAATGATATTAAATGGGACTTATGCAGCACTTGCTGAAAGTACAGTGAAAGCTAAGGGAAGTGACAAACCTCTTTATGATACTGGAGCTCTTGTAAGAAGTGTTAAGTATAAGATTGAATAGGAGCAATTATGGAATTTACCTTAGATGAATTTGCTGGTGAAGAATTAAAAGCTTATGAAGTAACTAGAAAAATAACTGGTGATATTGATAATCCAAAAGGAAAAGATTATAAATTTAATGCTGCAATGCTTATATGTAAAAAAACTTTAAGAGGCTATAATCCAAATTCACAAGATGGTGGAAGAATTATAGGTGATTTAAGTGGAAAAACATTAAAAATTGTGGGATTAAAACTAGATGATGTTATTGAAATTGAAGGATATAAATATAAAGTAACTGAAATATTACCAAGATTTTATGCCGATTTTGTGGAATTTTCATTGGAGTTGATGAGGAATGGACAATAGAGAACTTGAAGTATTCTTATTGAAAGAAATGAAAAAGATAAATGATAAGTTCCAGATAAAACCATTTGTTGATTTTAAACATGATAGAAAATTAACTTTACCTCGTATAGTTTCAAGAACTCTTAGTAACAAAACTATAAATAAATTTGAAGATAGAGAAGAAGGGAAAAAAGGGATTTTCAAACAATATGAAGTTCACCAGCATGTTATAAGTTTTTCTTTTACTTTATCTGAAAATGAAAATTTTGAAGATGTAAGAAAAATAAAAGAAAAATTTGAACATAAAATAGGCTTTGATTGGCTTATAGCAAGAAGTGGAAAAAGTATAGTTATAGAGGAAGTTACAACAACAGTAGATTTATCAGAATTAACTAAAGATAGTTATACAGAAAGATATAGCTTTGATATGTATATTAACACTCTCAAAGAAAATATTGCTGAAATAGAATACATTGAAAAAGTTGAAATAGATATAGAAGCAAAATAAGGAGGAAGGAATGTCAATAATAGTAGGAACTGAAAAGAAAATAGTGTTTTTAGATGTTCATAAACCTGCACCAGTTGCACAAGCAACAGTTAATGTAATAGGTGTATTTTCAGTAAAAAAAGCAATTACTGAACAAAAAATAAATAAAATTGAAGATGTTATAGGATTAACTTCTGATGATGATGTATATAAAATACTTCAAGCAGTCTTTAATGGAGGAGCACAGGAAGTATTACTTTATGGTAAAGAAGTTCAAGACAGCAAATATAAAGAATTATTTGATGATGTAAAAAATGATTGGTTTGGAACAGTTGTAGATACAACAGATATTGCAGAAATTGCTAAAATTTCAAAAGAAATTGGTGCAAGAAGAAAAATGCTGTTTGCAGAAGCCTCAAAAGATGAAGATGTAATGAATGTGGATAGTAAAGTAAAGTCAATTGGAGAAGATACAACAGCTTTATTTTTTAGTAAAAATGATGAATCAGTAGCAGGTGCTGTTGCAGGTTATGCTATATCAAAGTTTCCAGGCTCAACTTTAATAGCAAATAAATTAATAAATGGAACAATAGATAGTGGAATGTTTGGAGCAGAGCAAAGCAAATTAGATTCTTTAAATTGTAATTATGTAGCTTCAATGAAAGGGCAATTAGGACTTGCTAATGGAGTAACTATTAATGGTAATAGCATTGACTTCGAGCACTGTGCAAAGGCTCTTCAATTTAGATTAGAAGAAGATATAACTTTATGGCTTAAAGCTACACCAAAACCAACATTTTATGATATGGGACCATTAAAAGATACGATTTTAAAAAGGACTGGAAAATTTGAAACTATGGGTGCATTAGCAGAAGGTAAAACTACTATTAGTTTTATTCCTATTGAAGATATTCCACAAAATGATATTTTAAAAGGTATCTTAACAGGTGTAAAAATCAATTGTTACTATACTTATGGAATTAAAGAATCTAGGATAAATCTTTATTTTGCAGTATAGAAAGGAGGTAAAAAATGCCAAAAAATCATTATAACTATAATCCAAATAAAGTGGATTTAATTATAGATGGAATCAGAATGTATGACTTTGGGGAAGATGTGAAGTTTACAGTTGCATATGAGGAAGATTTTAGAGAGGTTATAACTGGAGTAGATGGAGATTCAATTACAGTAGAGCATAATAATAGAAATGCTTTAATCACTTTAAAGGTCTTAGCTGCAAGTCCATTAAATGTTACTCTTAAGAGACTTGCTTCAAGTGCAAAAGAATTTGGAGTTTTAATTGTGGATGGAAACTTCAATGGAGATATTGGATCAAATGCTTCAAAGGCACATTTTGTAAAAATAGCTGACTTTAATGCTGAAAAAGCACCAAAGGCAAGGGAATGGCAAATAAGAGTTATTGATTTAAAAGAAACAAATGACTTATTGAAATAGGAGTGAATGATGAAAAAAGAAGAATTAATGGTAAATAATAAAAAAATAATTTTAATGGAGCAACCTTCACAATATATTCTTGAGCTTGAAAAAAGATTTTCAGATAATGATTTAGTAGGGTATTGTGAAGAAATTTTGAAATATCCAGCAGATACTAATCCAAAACTTCAAGAATTATTGAACATTCCTGACATAGTAAAATATGGAGATTTGGAACTATCTTTAAAAAAAGAAAATGGTGAAAAAGATCTATATCTAGCACAAGAAATATTAACATCTGTTGGACAAAATAAACATAATCCTGCCTATGTTGCAGAGTTCTTTTTAAAAAGATTAAAAAAAGATGTTAATGATTACAAATACCATGAGCTTGTAAAAATGGGAGAAGAAGTTTTTAAGCAAGTAGGTGAATTACTTTATTTAGTACAAATTAGGGAAACATTTCGTAGAATGTAATGATATTAAATATAATGCTGAAAGCATAGAATATATGATCACTTGTATAAGTGGATATACTAAAAATTTTAAAGATACTGAAAATTATACTATTAGAGAATTACAAAGGTATTTTGATAGACTTATAACATATATGGAGGAAATAAAAGATGGCAATTAGAACTTTAAGTATAAACATTATGAGTTACTTAAAAGGGCAAGGCTTTCAAGCTGTTAATAATCAAATAAATGGCTTAAAGTCTAGTTTGTCATCTTTAAAATCTGTAGCAAGTAATGGTCTATTTCAAATGGCTGCTGGGTATTTTGCAATATCAAGCTTAGTAGGAGAATATAACAAAGCTGTTGAAGCTAGCAATGAAGCATTAGCAAACGAAACAAAATTATATGCAGTTTTAAGAGCACAAAATTTTAGAGATGAGCAAATTGAAGGTTTAAAAGAATATGCTTCAGAGCTTCAAAATGTGGGAGTTATAGGAGATGATACTTCTTATGCTGGAATAAAACAATTAGCAACTTTTAAATTACAAGAAGAAAGCATAAGAAAATTACTACCTAGAATTCAAGACTTGATGGTTGCTGAAAAAGGACTAAATTCAACAAGTGCTGATGCTGAAAAATTGGCTAAAACTTTGGGGATTGCAGTTTCTAGTGGTCAAGTTAGAGCATTAAAGCAAGTAGGAGTTGTTTTAGATGAACATACTTCAAAATTATTTGAAAATGCAAATGAACAAGAAAGAGTTGCAATACTATCAAAAGAATTAAAAACAAGAATTGGAGAACAAAATGCTGAATTTTTAAAAACACCTGAGGGAAAAATTGCATCAGCTCAAAATAGAATAGGAGATGTTTACGAGTATATTGGAGGACTTGTAAGAGATACAAGAGCAGATTTTTGGAGTATGATTGCTGATAATGCTGAGTGGATTCAAGATTTTTTAGGTGGGCTTATAAAAGCAGGAGCTGGAGCATTTAACACTATAACTAGAACAATAGGTGGAATATTTAATGTTCTTAAAGCATTACCACCAGAAGCAAGAAATACTATTAAATTAATAACTGGATTTTTGTTATTAAAACAATTTCCGATTATTAGCGGTTTTTTGATAATTGAGGATATATTTGCAGCATTTCTTGGAAAAGAAAGTTTTACCGAAGATGCTATAAATGCAATTCTTAAATTTACTGGAACTGATTATAGATTTGAAGATTTAAGAAAAGGCATTGCTGATTTTTGGGATTTATGGATAAATAAAGCAGATTCAGGCATAGAAAAAATTAGCTTAACAACTAAAATTTTATCTGATTTACTAGATATTTTGCAAGGTGGGGCTGGATTACTTCAAATGATATGGGGAGCTACAGGTGGTTTTATTATTGATACTGGACGTATATTGGTAGGAGACTTTGAAAATGTTGGCAAATCAAGCTTTGGAAATATAAAAGGTGGTTGGAATAAATTACATGGAGCAGGACAACACATGAACAAAACAGATGATATGTACCAAAAATATGTCCTTGATGAAGCAATAAAAGAACAACAGAAAGAGTTTGAAACAATGAAATATGTTCAAAAAAATCAAGGAAATATTGCTTTTCCAGTAGAAAAGGAAATAGTAATTCCAGGTTCAGCACCTATCACTCCTTTATCATCTTATGGATTTCTTTATGAAAACAAAACAGGAACTAATTATGAAGTTTTTAGTAAAAAGAAAGAAATACAGGAACTTTTAGATGGTAAAAATAAAGAAATTACAAAAGCTGAAGCTTATTATGCACCAAGATTACCTGATAAAAAAATAGCTCAAGATACTAAACAAAAAATAGAAAAATCTGTAGTAAAAAAAGAAAATAAAAAATTTGAATATGTAAACAATTCAAAATATGAAATAAAAGTTACAGGAGAAGCACAAAATGATGTTGCTAAAAAGGTTGAAGGTGTTGTAAGAAGAATTCAGGAAGAAGAGAAGCAAAGACTAAGAGCAGAAATTGGGGGTAACTACACTCAAGCAGGTGGTTTAGAATGAGTTTATTTAATAACTTAATGCAAATGATTGGAGATTATTTTAATAAGGGAAAAGAAAAATCAAAACTTGGGGATGTAGAGCTTGATATTATTTCAGAAAAATCAAGAACCATGTCAGCAACTGTTACAAATAGAAGAGTTGAAAAAGGATTTAATATTGCTGATACAGTCAGAAAAGAAGCAATGCTTATAAATATAACTGTTGTAGACAATTCTAATCAAAAAGAATTTAATAGAAAAAGTTTAGAACAAATGCTTGAAGCAGGAGAACCTGTACTTTTCTATTATGCTGGCAGAGATAAATACGAAAATATTGTAATTGAAAGTATAGAAGAAATAGAAGATTACACAAAGAAAGATTGTTTTACTTATTATATAGTTTTAAGACAAATAACAGTTGCAGAAATTAAGTCAACTGATGTAAAAACAGACTATAAAAAAGCTAAAAGTACTGGTGGAAAAAAGAGAAGAACTACTGCAAAAGTAAAAGGTGCAACTAATACTGAAAAAGCAAAAATAGAAGCAAAAGGGAAAGAAAAAGAAAGAGGAAAATCATCACTTAAACAATTAGGGGGATTAGTAGGATGATAAAAGCATTAGAAATAGATGTTGAAGAGATAGAACAAAATGGAATAATAGCTGATATTGGTAGTAATTTAAAGCTAGATTTAATTTATAACAATGTAGACAGCTATATTTACATATCTATATTAGATTCTGATGAAAACAGAATAACTGGCTTTTTTAGATTAGTACCTGATATAAACTTTTTATCTCTTGTAAGAATAGAACAATTACAGCAGTTAAGATGCATAAAAATAAATGACTTTGCTGAAGAAAGAGATAAGATAACTCCTAAAAATCTTAATAAAGATTATAAATTTTTTCTAATAGGTGAGGGTAATGGCTAAATTATGGAAACAAGTGAGAGTGGTAACTGTTGGAGAGTTAATATTTGATTATGAAGACATTGATGTAGAATTTGATGTTAAATGTACTGATGATAATAAGAGTGATACAGCTACTATTAAAATATATAACTTATCTGAAACTACAAAAAATAAAATCCGAGCAAATCAAATAGTTAATATTGATGCAGGTTATAGAGAATTACATCAAAGTATATTTGGAGGTTTAGTTGAAAGTATAAGAACATATAGAGATGGAAATGATTTGGTAACAGTTATTGTTGCAAGTCCTAATAATCGTGCTTATACAAATACAGCTGTAAATGTACAGTTTAAAGCAGGAATAAAAGCAACTGAAATATTGAAACAATTGGAAAAAAGTATTCCATTTAAAATAGATGTCAAGGAATTAGCAAAAGATACTGTTTATCCAAATGGGAAAGTGTTTTCTAATAGACTTTCTAATGTTGTTTCTATTTTAGCAAAAGATACTGGAACAATTGCAAGGTTTACTGACACAACTATTGAATTTAAAGTTCCAGGAAAAGCATATAGCACTACTTTAAAACTGGGGAGTGAACAAGGTTTAATTAGAGTTGAAAAGCAGGAAGAAAAAGCCGAAGTAAAAAAAGATAAGAAGGAAAATAAGAAAAAACAAGAAAAGCAAAAGTATACAATAGAAGCATTTCTGGTTCCACTTGTAAAAATAGGACAAAAACTACAAATAGAATCATCAGTATGGAATGGAGAAGGAATAGTTAAAGAATGCACTTATACAGCTGGAGATGTTGAAACATTTTCAGTAAATGCAATTTTAGAGGTACTTTAATGGAATTAGAAATAATAAAATCAATGATTGAAGATACACAAAATGAAATACACACATCTTTACCTGCAATTATAAAGAGCATTGATCATAGTGCTGGAACTTGTACAGTTGAGATAATCCCTCAAAGAGTACTTTGTGGAAAATTAACAAAATATCCAACTTTAATTGATGTAAAACTTGATTTTCTTAAATTTGGAACTTGGAAATTTCAATTCCCACGCAAAGAAGGAGATAAAGTGTGGATAGGATTTTCAGAATCTACTATATCAGAAGATACAAGTTTAGAAAGGTTTAGTCTTAATGAACCATACATTATTGGAAGCTGTGAAGCTGGCTATGAAGATAATTCAGAAGATATTATTTTAACAGGAGCAGGGACAAGAATAGAAATAAAAGGCAGTGGGGACATAAATATAATTGCTGGAAGTAATAAAACTACAATTACAAGCAATGTTACTATAAATGGGGATGTCACAATAAATGGGAATACTACTCAAGTAGGAGATACTACACAGACTGGAACAGTAACAATTAATGGAAGTATAGGAGCAAGTGGAGATGTTACAGGAAAAGGTATAAGTTTAAATGATCATACACATAATTATAATCCTGGCTCTAATCCTCAAACTTCAACAAGTAAAGCACAATAGGGGGAAATTATGGGGACAAGTATAAAATTAAATGATAATTGTGACATAGTTTTTGATGAAAATGGTGTGTGTGAACTTGTTGATGGTGTTGAAGATATTATTCAAGCTATAAGAGTTGAGCTAGAGCAAAATAAAGAACAATGGGTTTTAAATGTATTGTATGGAGTTCCTTATTTGAATAAAGAAAATAAAGGGTTACTTCAGATAAAAAATAATCAATCAAAGATAATTCAAGAACTTATCAAAACCATTTCAAAATATGAAGAAGTGGAAAAAATACAAAGTATTGAATTTGTTGAAAATAGAATAGTAGCAAAAATTAAGATAAAGGGGGAAATATATACATTATGATAACTGAAAAAGGTTTTGAATTACCAACAGTAGAAGAAATTTATCAAAGAAAACTTGCTGACTTTAAGACAGTAAAACCAAATATTAGAGAAACAGATAGTAATGTACTTATTCCTCTTTTAAAGTTTGATGCTGCTGAAGAATATGATAGTTATTTGCAAGGTTTAGCCATTTATAATAATTTAAATGTTTATACAGCAATTGGAAACTCTTTAAATGCAATAACTTCACATTTAAATATGACTTGGAAAAAACCAAAAAAAGCAACTGGAAAGGTAGAAATAGAAGCAGATATAGGAACAATAATACCACAAGCTTGGGGAATTGAAACAGAGTCAAAAGAAAAGTTTATAACATTAAATACTAGAGCAGTTAAAGTAGAAAAAAGTCCAATGCAATTAGAAATAATAGCATTAGAAGCAGGTAAAAATGGCAATGTTTCAGCAGGGCAAATAACTAAACAAACTGAAATTATATCAGGAATTAAGTCAATCAAAAATAAAATAGGAACATTTGGTGGAGCTGATTTAGAAACAGATACTGAATTAAGAGAAAGGTATTTAGAAAGAATAGATAGGAAAACTTCTTTTACTACTGAAGGAATTAAGAACTATATACTTCAAAATACTAATGTCAAAAAGTGTCAGGTATTAGAAAATGACACTGATGATTTTGATGCAGAGGGAAGAGTAGCACATAGCTATGAAGCAATTTGTTTTGGAGATACTGATGAAAATATACTACAAGCCTTATATGAATATAAACTTGCAGGAATTAGAGCAGTGGGAGATATAACAAAACAATTTGAAGAAATAAGTGTGGGTTTTAGTAGAGCAATAGAAAAACAAATCTTTTTAAAAGTAGAAATTACAACTATTAAAGAGGTTTGGAAAGATGAATTTAAAAAAGTAATTAATAACATATTTATAAATTATTTATCAGAAATAGAGCCTGCTGGAACAATTTATTTATATAAATTAATTGGAGAAATCTATAAACATACAAGTGGAATAAAAACATTAAGATTGAAGCTAGGAGACACTAAATACAGTGAGCGGGAAACTGATTATATTTTGTCTAGAAAAGAAGTTGCAATTGGAAATGAAAATAATGTAACAATAGTGGTTACAAGTTGAATTTGGATAGAATCCCGCATATATACCATAATACAATTTATGTAAAAAAGTTGTTTGAAATCATTCATGAAAAGCATTTGAACATTAGAAAAATGTTTAATGAACTAGCTTTATTTAATGATATAGATAAAAGTAAGGGTTATCTTTTAGACCTCTTAGGAGGAAATTTTAAAGTCTTAAGAAATGGACTTTCTGATGAAGAATACAAAAGAATACTAAAATTTGAAATATCACTTTTACAATTTTTAGGAAGTCCTGAAGAAATTCAAAGGATTTTATCTGAATATTTTAAGCTAAATAAGGAAGAATTTAGAATAATTGAACTATCAGCTAAAATTCTTATAAGCATTCCAGAAAAATTGGATAAAGGAGAAATCTTTAAGGTAGTTAGAAAAATTAAAGCTGCTGGAGTAGGTCTTGAAGTTAAATTTGGAATTTACATAGAAGATTATCTAATTTCTGAGTTACATGAAATGACGCTGGAAGAAATTGAAAAAATAACTCTTGCTAGGGAAGAATACTATATTGAGATGTATACTTTAAAAGAATTAGAGGAAATGAAACTTGAAGATATAGAGAAGTTAAAAATTTCAAGGAGGTAAAAATGGCAAAATGGATAGAAGATCCACAAGGTCGGTTAGAGGTTGAAAAAGTAACAGAAGAACTAAAATTACCAGTTTGGAAAGCAAACTATAAAGGTAAGTTCAGAGAATTTTGGAATGAATGTTGGGAAAAAATAGAGGATAGTTTTTTAAAATTAAAAAAGAGTAATGAAGGAAAAGAACCAGTAATAACAAAAGAAACTGCTTTTAATAAACCATTTGGGACAGTTGAAGAAACTGTTTTAGAAGGTAATAAATTTACTCAAATGACTGGAAAAGATTACGGTGGAATTTTAAATATTGTTGGACAAAAAGAAGCAGGAAAAGCATACTGGGATAATAACACAAAAAAGCTATATATTTGTAAAAATAATAATAGTGATATATCTCCAAATGTTAATAATTATATTCCATTTGACTCTAACTCACTTTTGGAGAAATTGGAAAATCTAATCAAAACAGATTCTTTTCTAGCTCACAATGAGGGTTGGTTTGAGCTATTTGGAAGAGTCATTTACTATGGAACTGTACAATATAATGGTTCTTCAAGCTATACCAATAAATTATCTGTAAGAGCTAATTTATCTAATGCAGAATTAGCAACTGTATCTTATTTAATAATAGCTAGAGTTTAAGTTAAATTAATTTTTCTCCATTGTGTAAAATTATTCCCAAAACCAACAACGGCTCTATAGTAGATTAAACCTTTAAAACTGTAAATGATTTGTTGGCAATAAGTACCACCACCAACAGAAAATACAACTAGATAAAATGCTTTTGATGATGGCTTGTCTATTTCAGACGGCAAATTGCTAAAATTATTATCCCAACTAGCAGATACATAAAATCCTGGCTCTGTTATATCATTTAAATTTTTATTATCAATTGCCATAAATGTTATTTTGGTTTTTTCTTCTTTAGATGTGTATAAATTTTCCAATTTATTCAGATTCACTTATGATGAAATAAGTATCCTAAATAAAATGAAAGGAGGAATAAAAATGAAAACAATAAATTTCTATAGAGATATAAAAA